CAGGTCCTTGCCGAAGGACTTAAACTTGGACTCGATGCCCTGCAGGTTCTTCTCAAGGGACGAGACGGACTGCTTGACGCGGTCCGTGACCTTCTCGGCGTTGGTGTCCCCGTTGATGTGGAATTGGATGGTCTGGCTCATGCTTGCTTGTCGAGTTCGTCCAGGAGTTGTTCTTCTTCGGTGGTCAGGACTTTCAGCTCGGCGCCCTTGATGACGGCGAAGGCCGAGTTCATCCAGATCGCCTGCGACTCGGGCATCGTCCAGGCCCTGGTCTCGGGTATCCCGTTGGCCACGAGATTCGCCACCACCGACAATACCCACGGGATTCCATTGGAATCACCCGAGCGGGATCGCTTCTCCCAGAACTTAGGCCAAGCCTCGACCAGCACGAGCCGGGCGAATCGGTCGATCTGTTCGGCGAAGTATTCGGCGTTGTTCGCCATCTTGCCCACATACCAGGAGTCCATGAACGAGGGCTTGCCGATGGGCTCGCCGGCGCAGATCTTCACCGCCACCAGCAGGTCCACCGGGCGGATGTTCGCGTCGGAACGCAGGAGGGGACTGTCCGCCGCTTCCAGCTGGACGCGGTGAATCAGCGCAAAAGGCGCGACCCTGCGCCCAAGGATCTTTACTTGGTCAGAAGGGTCCGTGAAGGCGCTCAGGAAGCGCCTGTCCATTTAGGCGATCCCCTCGTATCCGACAGCTGTTACCGAGACGGCGGAGAAGCCGCGGCTAGTTCCCTTATCTGAGATTTTTGTGACCCAGCCGTTGAAAGTGGTGGAAGCGTTGCCTTCGGTATAGGACGAATTAGCGTTGACCGTGACGGAGAAAGTAGCGCCGAGTTGCGGCATCGCTGACGTTTTCGCGATAAGCTCGACGGTGATCTGGCTCCGTCTGTCGTCGCCGCGCCAGGTGACGGTCAGGCCGTTCTCGTCCACGATGGTGGCTTCGGAGGTGAACTCGCCGTCATTGGTGTAACTTTGCACCACGGCGTTCGAGACGGTTGTGCTCCCGCAGCCAAAAATTGCCGAGACCCCTTTGACGATAGCAGCCATATACCTATTGCTCCCTAGTTCGGGTTATTGGGGGTTCACGACCACCAGCACGTCATAGGAGAAAACGGACGCCCAGGAGCGCTCGTTGACCCCCTCGTCCTCGGCGGTAGGGCTGACGTCATAGCAAAGGGCGTCGCCCCCGGCAACGAAGGCGGCCTGAATCAGGGCCAGGTCCTGCATGGCTCCGGCTACGGCGGCGCAGCGGGCGCGGTGATCCGCGAGGGTCGTGTCGTCGGCGGAGTCGAACACGGTGATGCGGACGGAACAGGAGTAGTTGCCTAGGCCGTCAGGGAAGTCGTTAGGCAGGCGGGCGGAGTCGCAGAGGACCACGGCCTTGGGCAGGACGTTGGTCTCGGCTGAGTCCCCGGTGTAGAAGGTGACGCCGTTCAGTTCTGTCTGGCTGTCGAGGTAGGAAGCCAGGACGGCTTCGACGATGTGGCGGGCTGATTTGGTTCCGGGCATAAGGTGGTTATTTTTTGCGGCGGTTGGCGCGTTCGATGGCGTCTCGGATTCGAGCCTGCACGGTGGCGTTCAGTTGGCGAACTCGATTTCCGTAGACGATGTTCTCGGTGTTGGCCTCGCTGGCCACGTTGTTGATGTTGCCGATGAAGTTCTGGACGGTCATGGAGACCCTGGCCTTCGTCACGGACTGGCTGAAGGCGCCCTGGGCCGAGCGGATGTTCGCGTCCACCCACGGAGCGTTGTAGGCGCCGGAGTTCATCTCCTTGCCCTTTCTGTTCACGGACTTCGGAATCTGTCGCAAGGCCACGGCCCAGCCGGCCTTGACGCGGCCCACCTTCATCTGTCGTTCTTGGATGTAGGCGTTGAGGGCGGAGGTCGTGTCCACCAGGTATTGGGGGCCGTTGTATCTCTGCCCCTTGGGCCAGCGTCCGTTGACGGCTCCCTTGGCTTGGTTGTGGATAGGACGCAGGTCCTTGGTAAAGTTCTTGGAGGCCCGCAGGTTCTCCCGGACCACGGTTTTGTTCAGGTAGTTCTTGGCCTTCTCCTGGGCTCTCCTCCAGTTGGTGTCCTCCATGATCTTACGCATGACCGGGGACAGGGCCCTGATCTTCGACTCCGTGACGTCCTGGTGCAGTTCATAGAAAGCCTGCGAGTTCTGCGTCCTGACGGCGCTGACGATCTTGCGGAGGAACACCGGGCGACCACGCACCGGGTCGTCTTGGGCGATGAAGATGCGGCGCACGTCGTTGCCGAGTTTGTTGGCGCCGGCACGGCGGGCGGCGTCCAGCAGGCCACGGCCCCCGCCCTTGGGCATAGGAGGGGTGAAGGTCATGGCGTCCCGGCACATCAGGCGCATCTGCTCCCGGGAAATCATCTCGACGTCGCCCTGGACCTGATTGGCGAACTCGTCCATAGCCGCCTTGAAGTCCGCGTAGGACTTCGGGTCGATGGCTGCGTTGGACTTTATGGCCATTACTGGTTGTCGTCGATGCACTCCAGCTCGATGACGGCGCTGGCCTGCTTGTAAGCCTGACCCTTGATACGGAGGACCTGCCCGTTGACCGTCAGCTTCTTTCCTTCGCCTAGGGCGGCGATAGGGACGCCGGAGACGATGGTGGCTACCTGACCCCCTACCCGGCCATCAGAAGCCGTCCAAGGGGCCGTAGCGGCGGCGAAACGCACCGTCCACATCTTCTGGTCAACGAAGCCCCCCGCGTCGAACTTAGGGGTGTTCATGGGGCGGGACAGGCCGACGAGGAACAGGTTGCCCCCGACGGTGGCAGGGACGCCTACGTCCGCCAGGATTACCTTCATGTCTGCGAGAAAGGTCGAATAGATGCTCATGGGAGGAAAAGGGGGATACAAAAAAGCCCCCATCGCTGGGGGCTGTTCAGAGGCTCAGCCCCGATTAGGGGTTGTAGACCGAGGCGATGGTGCCCGTGGTGATCGCCTTGTTCGCGCCGAACATCAGTTCCATCGAGCCGATGACGTTGCGGGTGCTCTTGTCGATCCACACGTTGTAGTAGACGTTCAGGCCGAGACCTTCGACCGGGACGACCTCGCGGACGAGGAAGTCGGAGCCGACAGCCTCGAGGTCCGGGGCCGCAGCGGCCATCGCGATGGCTTCGCTGGAGCAGGCAAAGCCCGCCAGTTTGGCTTCCGACGGGAAGGACGAAGCGTAGAAGATGCCGCCGTCGAAGCCGTAGGCACCAGCGGAGAGCGGGAGGCCGGTCGTGGCGGTCGGGATGAGCTGGCTGTAGATGCCCGGGTTGACGATGAGGGTCTTGCGACCAGCCTTCGAGACGCCGGCCCAGAGAGCCTTCAGCTGAGCCGAGCCAGGGACGACAGCCGAATCAGCGGCGGTCACGGTGGCGGCGCCGAAGTTGGCGACGGTGATGGGGGCGGTGGCGGCGGCCCAGATGGAGTCGGCCAGCTTGTCCATGTTGATCTTCAGGATCTTCTCGAGGCGGATGCCGTTCTGGACATCAGCGTAGGAGAGGCCGAAGGGCTGATACAGGTGGTTTAAGGACACGGCGGTGGCGCCGAGGGTGCTGTCCCCGATGACGTTGAACGCGGTCGGGTTGGTCAGCGTGGTGCTGCCGGCGGTGGAGAGGGCGACCTGGACCACGTCCTTCGGGCGCTTCACGTCGCCCGAGAAGTCGGAGGCGAAGTTGGAGAGACCGGCGAGGCGGTTGGCGAGGGAGGTGAGGCTCAGCTCGGCGACGGTGTCGACGATCAGGGCGCTGTTGATGGTGTTAGGCATGGTAGCTTAGGAGGGAGGGTTGAAAGATTATTTGGCGGAAAAGAGGACGGCCTTGTGCTTCTTGAAGAACGCACGGCGCTCAGGGCCGGCAGGCATCGCTGCGTATTGGTCGGCGAGCGACACGGCGGCGGCGGCGGCGGTGGACTGAGCCTTGACGGGCTCGACGCCGGAGGAGGCGAGGATGCTCGCGGCTTCCTTGGCGCCGGACTGGGCGGACGCTTCGAGGGCGGCCACCTTGGCGTTGGCTTCTTCCAGCTTGGCGGCGAGCTCGGCGATGGACGAATCCTTCGCGGCGAGTTCGACCTTGGCCTGGTCAAGTTCGGCGGAGATGCTGACGGCGGCGGCTTCGACGCTCTTGCGGAGGTCGTCGCGCTCGGCGGTCAGGGAGATGACGGCGGCCTCGGCGGCCTTGAAGCGTTCTTCGATGGTAAGGGCCATATACTTATTGCGGAGTAGTTCGGGTTGAGAGGCTTTGGCGTCCGTGTCCTCGTCGTCGTCCTCATCCTCGGAGTCGAGGCGCGAGGCTTCGTCTTCGGCCCACTTGGCCGTGCGCATGATGTCGCCGGAGGTAGGTCCACCCCAAAGCGCCCAGGCCACGGCACCAGCACCGGGGAAGTCCTCGTTGCCGGGCTTGTTCTTGGGGGCGTCCATATCGGGACGGTGACGCTGGAACCAAGGACCCATCCGGCGGACCTTGTCCTCGGAGACTTCGCCCGAGGCCATGTCGCGGGCTTCGCGGATCGTCTGCTCGGTGACGCCGTCGCCGGACTTTCCTTCGGCGTGCCACTCGAGGCCGCGCTTGGCGGCTTCCTGCACGTAGTCTGGGACGGAGACTGACATCAGTTGGATGCCTCGAACTGAGCCAGGGCGTCCTTGAACGACACGGCCAGCCCGGTGACGAGGCCCTTGGCGGCGGCTTCTTCGCCCGTGAAAATCTGGCCCTCCATGTCCTCGTCGCGGACATAGGACCGCTTACGCTTCACGACGGCCTTGAAGCGGTCGTGCATGGCATTGATGCGGCGCTGTTCGTCCTCACGCATATCTTCGGAGTAGCCTTCGCCTGCGACGTTCGCGGCCTTGAACTTTCCGGCACGGAAGATTTCGAGCTGCAGGCCGATCTGCTTGTAGTGCTCGGCGTAGGACTCATCCACCATGATGACGCCGATGGACCCGACATAAGCCGAAGGGCTTGCGATGACATGGTCTGTCTGGCTGAACGCATACACGCCGCCGCTTGCCATCAGTTCCTTGACGTAGGTCATGGACGGGATGGGCAGGCTGGCCACCTTGTCGGCGAGCTCAGGCGTGCCGAGGACGGTTCCGCCCGGGGAGTTGACGCGGAAGGCGATGCGCTTGACCGCAGGGTTGACGAGGGCTTCGTCGATCTGCTCGGAGATTTCCTCCATGTCGGCTCCGCCTGTGATCTTCTCAAACTTGGTCAGGCCGACGCCCATGAGGCCCTTCACTTCGATGACCGCCGTGCCGTTCTGAGTGACGTAGGGCTTGGCGACAGGGTTGAAGAACATATCGAGCACGCCCTCGACGACGCCGTATTTCTCGGCATACTTGACGTGGTTCGCGGCTTTGATGGGGTCGCAGAGCATCGGCTCTCTCCCGCACAGGGCTGAGTGTAATGATTTCACGGATTAGAGGGGGGAGGGGGAGGAAGGTCCAGGTTGTCGGCCACGTCCTCGGGAGTCTGGCCGGAAGCCTGACCCTGCTGCAGCCAGTTGAAGTCCGGCTTGTAGAGCATCCACAGCGGGATGTTCCGCTCCTTGGCCTTGTTGATTCGCTTCTCGGCCTCGGTGGCAAGGGTCTCGAGCACCTCGTCGTAGGTCATGCCCTTCTTGCCCAGGATGGCCTGAGCGGTGGTCAGACCCATCTGCAGGTCGGCGCGGTCCTGAGAGGCTTCGCGTCCGGCGTCCACGGTGACATCCCGAGGGGTGATCCAGATTTTGCGGTTGAAGTTCGGGTCGTCTGGCAGCTCGCCGTTCTTGATGCCCCAAGAGATGACGTAGTCATACACGTCGTCGCATACGGTATCAATCGTCAGGTTCTGCCATTTCGCGGCGATGCGTGATACTTTAGCGGCGACCAGGCGGATGGCCGGGCCTGTGATGCCAGAGGGGTCGGAGACATACTCGACAGGGAGGAGTTTCACGATGTCGCGCTCGATGGCCTTCATCATGCCGATCCACGCAGGGCTCGGGCGGTTATTCGCGATCTGGGTGAGGTCCTCGTTGGTATCCACCACGGCGAGTTTGCCGCCCATCTGGCTGGCAAGGCGCTCGCAGGAACCGCCGCCATTGCCGGCGAACTGAGCGGCGGCATCGTCCTGAAGCATACCGCCTGCTTTCTTGAGCAGCATCACGTGGTCGCTCGCCGTGCGGACTGCGGTCTTCTCGAGCTCGAACACTTCGAGCTGGTCTTGGACTGAGTTGAGGCTGGACTGCAGGACAGGATAGCCACGGACGGAGGACGCACGCTCGAACTCGCAGACGTGGCTCATGGACTCGACAGGGATGAACCTGTCTTTCTTGTCGCCGTCCACGTAGACGTTGTAGCCGACCACCTCGCCGTAGGAGCCGAGATACACACCGTCCACACACTTGGGGTTGAACTCGTCCTTGGTCGGTCCGACTCTGTGGGCCTCGATGAGTTGCACCTTCGGGCGTCCAGTCTTCGGGTCGCTGGTCAGGATGAGGAACGAATCCCCATCGACGAGGCATCCGAACAGGCTCATGCGCTGCACCTGGCCGAACGTGAAGCGCCCGGTGATGTCGCACTTCTTCGACCAGTTGCGGAAGTATTCCTCGTAGAGCGAAGCCTTCTTCGGGTCCTTCGCCTGGCTCTGCGGGATGAGGCCGTCGCCGAGCGTGACCAGCACGACCTCGTCCATGACCTGCTTGTAGGTCGGAGAGTTGCGGATGCCCCAGCGGCTCTTGCCGATCATCTGGATGCGGTTGACCGAGGACAGGTCCTGCCTGCCGTCGGACGGAGCCGAGGTCAGGAGCCAACGCCGGGTGCTCGACTGTGTCGTGCTGGCGAATTGGCTGTAGTCCGCACCAGCCTGCTTTCGCGGCGACTTGGTTGCAGGAGTCTTGGGGGTCTTCTTGGTGGCCATCAGAGGTCTACGCGGTAGGTCCAGTCCTTCTGGACGGAGGTATGGGCGCCGCCATACTTGGCAGGGTCCAGCTTAGAGAGGGCGTAGTTGAGTTCCATGATCCGCTCCTTGACCGTAAGCCCGGGCGTCTTGTTCACACTCGTGCCGGAGTCAGAGTATGACGTGACCGCCAAGCCCATGTCGGCAAGGGCCTGCTGCTTGTAGGCTAGCAAGGTATCTTCATCTAACCCTACGAACAACCCGAGAGGCATATATACTATTGCCCGTCAGTTCGGGTTGGTTCGGCG